AGATTTATTAGAAGCGGGAGCTTTGGGTGTGGGTTGGGTTGTTGCATTTCCACAAGCAGATAGATTTGGTGGCGACCAAACTTTTGCTGATGCACTTGCACAAGGGCATAGTGTAATTGCTACGTTTGAAGGAGGCAGTTCTTATGCGCCAACTACAGGCACAGTTATATTAGGAGATGGAGAACCTATAGAAGGTATTGCTTCACAAGGTGTAATTGGAAATGTGTCCGTGCTAACAGACTCAGCTTACCAGGGGCTGGCAGTTGCACGTACTGATGTAGATAATTTAGTCAGGCGTTTACCTTTGTTGCTTCAAACTCCAGATGGTTGGACTCCGTCTTTTGGTGTACAAGTTATTAAAATGATTAGCGGCGCAGATACGTACATTATTAAAGGGCAGCAAGGGCAGATAGAAGAGCTTACTATACCTAACTATTCAGAAATACCAGTAGACAGCAGTGGTCGTAGGTTGGTATCTTATAACATCTAATATACTTATAGATGTAAGTTATAGTATATTATCAATGATACTTATATCTGTACAAGAGTTTTATTTACGCTTTAACGAACAATTTAAATTACGACAATTAATAAAGAAACAGTTCGAGCATTACTTAGATCCCAGACAAGTTGCACGACTACAAAACAACCCAGAGTTACTTAAACTAGGCGGAGAGAAACGTACGTGTACGTTCCTATTCACCGACGTCAGGGGATTTACGAACTTATCTGAAAAGTTAGAACCAGAAGAAGTAACTGACATAATGAATAAAGTACTTACCGTACAAGTTCAATGCATTCAGGCACACGGTGGCATGGTTGATAAGTTCATAGGCGACGCGTGCATGGCCATCTTTAACTCCCCCCTAGATTTAGATGAACACGAACAACGCGCTGTCGCCTGTGCCCAGGATATACGTACGGCTATTCGCATGCTGCAAAAAAAACTGCCTGAACCTGTTGCAATAGGAATAGGTGTAAATACAGGAGAAGCAGTAGTGGGTAATATGGGTAGTGATACAAGATTTGATTATTCAGCTATAGGAGATGCTGTAAATACAGCTGCACGATTAGAAAGCGCAACTAAAGAAGCAGGGGTAGATATACTTATTGGAGAACGTACAGCAAAAAAAATACCAACTGCAGTCTTACACGATACTATAAAAGTAAAAGGGAAAGCAAAAGCACTAAAAGTGTATACTATTTAAATGACTAGAAACTATAAAAAAGAATATGCAAACTACCAAGGTACATCTGCACAGAAAAAAAGACGTGCGCAACGTAATAAAATACGTAGGCAAATGTTAAAAGATGGCCGTGTTAGAAAAGGAGATAAGATGGATATACACCATAGAGATGGAAATCCATCAAATAATTCTCCAAATAATGTAATCGTACAACCTAGATCAAAAAATAGGTCTTTTTCAAGAAAATGACCTCACAGGATCGCGTGTAACGCATTTTGTTGAGGTAGGTAAGGCCTAAGCCTCAGTTTAAACAACGTTTTTATAAGCTTTATTAGAGATTCTTCTGCGCAGTTTTAGTATTTTTTAGGGTTTCTATTAGTTTATTTAAGTACCATTGCGCTTTTTCTAAGTCTTCTACTCCTTTTTTAGCTTCGTACCGCCAAATGTACTTTTGAATATTACCTTTTAGGTAACCTTTGAAAGCTTCAGGTGTCATACTTTCTTTAATTGCTTCAATACATTCTATGTTGCCAGTATTGTAATGCGGGGGTGAGTTAACCATGTCTGTCATTTTGTGTCTCCTGGTAATTTATTTATCATTTCTTTTATTTTATTCATTAAGTTATCCATTGCTTTTTTAATTTTTGGATTTTCATGGTACATTTTTTCTAAAGCAAATAAAAATTTTTGTTTTTCATTATGATTCATTGTTTTCTCCCAAACAGTGTTTTGTAAGTGCTTGTATAAAATCTTTAAAAGCAACTGCATTTTTATTAAATTCTTTTAATGTAATTTCTGTAATTGTAAAATCTTCTATTACGTACACTTGATCCCTTGAACCGAATACTGCGTATGTAAATATATTATGTTTTTTTTGACGTGTTAACCAGATACGTTGTTGCTCAGATAAGTTAATTTTTATTTTTGACGTGCATTTTGCAGGCAGCGTGTGTTTGTATTTGTATTCTATCCAACAATTATTGTTTGGACCTGAGTAATAAGTGTCAGGCACACCGCCGTGATAAGGATCATTTATCTTCCAACGATAAACTTCTTTAGATAAGTGTTTGTGCACTTTGTTTATGAACTCCTTTTCTTTCACATAAGGAGTATAGCATACGTACTTGGGTGCGAAGAGATGGTTCGCACCCGTACGTAAATAGATTACTTAGTTTTAGTAGCAAAAGTCTTTTCATAAAAACTTTTTGCAACTTCGTAAGTATCTTCTTTTAACCAACCAACATTAGAAACAGAAATATTCATAAACTTCTGTCCAGCTTTGTTAGCTGTTTGTACGGAAGATAACTTCCAAAGAGAAGCAAACCTATCGCCCCCTAGCTTCATAATTTGAGTATTCCATTCTCTAGATACTCTAAGCTTAGAAGAAGAACAGTCAAACAAAAATGGTATTTCTGAAATATTACCTGTTTTATCTTCTACTTTTAACAAAGTATGAGTTTGAGTTTGCGTGATTTCATGGTCTTCAACTTTGTTACCACCATCCTCAAGATGTTTAATAGCTTCTGCTTGTGTAGGAAATGTACCTACTAAGCCGCCACCTTTTTCTCTTTTTACCCATACAACATACTCTTCTCTGAAGTGTACATTGACTACGTAAAGTTCTTTACCGTAGCTTTCTTTTGTTACAGTGTTTATAAAGTCGCCTACTTTAGCGCCATTAATATATTCACTATGGTTTTCATCTACTTCGTTTGATAACTGCTGCAGCTGTTTCAAACGCGGAGTAGATAAATGTTCTGAGTTAATGTTTTCATTACCCAGGTTATTGCCTTGTTTTACGTGAGCAGGCATTTCACTCGTTACTATACTTATATCATTAGACATTGAACGTTCTCCTTTTTTCATCTAACATTAATATTACGCTGATCTAAAGTTAACTCTAGTCAGCTCCGTACTTTTAACTCCTGGTACATCCATACCAATTGTTATAAGTTCTCTGTAGGCAGTTGCAGACATACGCTTTTGCAATAACTCAAACTGATTAGTTTTTATTATATGCTCATGCAGTTGGTCCCAATCTTCTACAGTTGGCACAATTTCATTTTTAAGTGAAATTGTACAAACATCATTAGAAATTTTATCGAGCCCTTGCTCTTGCATTCTAATAGATATTTGACTTTCTAATTCGCGTTGTTGTGCTTTAAGAAGTTTTTCTTCTGATTGAACAGATTTTATTTCTGTTCTTATCTTTGTTACTTCTGATAACAAATCATTTAATTTTTTCATGATACCTCCTTTAAGATATGTAATAAGTTTTCCATACGACCTAACTTAGTATTAAGTTTTTTGTATACTTCAGGTTCCCAAGTATTTCTAGCTTGGATAAGTATTGTTTCAGTTTTTTGTGTTTGGCCTGCTCTATATATACGCTGATTAAATTGTTGAAAATGCTCAGCATTGTACGTTGGCGAACACCAGATAACTGTGCTTGCACGTGTAAGAGTAAGACCATGAGATGCAGATTGCGGATGACAAAAGAGAACTTTAATTTGTCCTGCTTGGTATCTTGCAACTATATCTTTTCTTTTTTGTGCTGGTACTGAACCATCAATAAGTTCATAAGTTATTCCTTCTTTGTTTGCTAGTTCAATTAGTGCATCTCGTTCGTGCTTCCAATTGAATGCTACAAGACTATGCGCACGTTGCGCTACAAGAGTCATAACAATGTCGTATCTTTCTTGGTGTACAAATTGAACTACACCATCTTCGTCGTACACGGCGCCCGTTACAAGCTGTAGCAATTTTTTAACACGAGCAGCAGCATTAATTGCGTTAACTGTACCTGATTTTGTATATAAAACTGATTCTTCTGCCAACACTTTGTATTGTTTTTGTATGTTTGGTGTTAGCTTTGTATTAATTGTACGTACAATATTGTCAGGTAGATCCATACAATCAGACAATGCAAAACGTATTGATATATCAGATAATCTATCTGCTACTGTTTCTTCTATGCCTGGTTTGTCTATCCATTCGTTAGCAAATCCATTAAATTTTGGTGTACAAACTTGGTGTCTAAAAGCATAAAACCTAGCACCTAGTCGTTTCCCATCATCGATGAGAAACGTTGGATGCCAGATATCTAGAATAGTATTACTATTAGGAGTACCAGACATGGCAATCCTATTAGTAAAATATGAGATAATTTTTTTGAGATTTTTACTGCGTTTGGCTTCCCGATTTTTAAAAGCGGTAAACTCATCAATAACGATTGTATCGAATTGCTCACAGTATTGTGTATTTTTTTGTAAAAAGTTAACGGCTTCGAAATTAGTGATGACCATTTCGTTTTCATTATCTTCAAATACTTGTTTACGGTTTTTTGCATAAGCTACTCCATATTTAATAGTGGGTTGGAACTTATTTATATCCTCCCCCCACGCTGCTTCCAATATTGAAAGTGGCGCTAAGACTAAAGTCTTGCCTCCGAGTATAGCATGAGCGTCTAAAACTGCACGTGTTTTGCCAGTGCCTGGGTCAGATGTAATCAAACACGTTTTAGTATTTGTTATAAAATCTGTAGTTGTTTTTTGATGCGCATAAGGCGCAGGGATGGTTGTAACATCGTTCATCTTTCATTCTCCGTAGTATTCTGTGTTGTTTGGGTGAATACTATTTAATAATTATAACTAATAACTTCCCCATTCACAATGGGGTTCTGGTCCTTTTCCAAAAGAACACCACCTACAATTATATGTAGAAGGATTTGGTGGAAATTTAGTAGCTGTAGTCATAGCTACAGCTCGTTCATGTAGTTTAGGCATAAACAACATAGCTTCATCTCGCGTATATGTTTGCTCCATAGTAGTGCCATGATCTAAATACCATAATTCTGTGTTAACTATTTCTAAATCAGGGAACATAAAAAAAGTACCAATAGCATAGATAAGTGCTTGTTGGCTGTGCGCAATTTCGTTGCCAAATTGTTTACCTGTTTTGTAATCTATTACACGTGCTGATGTATCTGTTTCATGTACGAATGCATCTAATTTTACACGTGCCCAAGTATCAGGAGAAATCCAACCTGTGGGTTCCCAAGATAAGGTAAAGCCCCACTCTCCTTCAGTTTGCACTTTTCCGTCTGCAAAAAGTTGTTTTAGCTCTGAAAATTTTTGAGTAAATTTTTTGAGTGTATCTGGTAATTCGCTAAGTTCATGACGTACATATTGTTCTGCTTGATCGTGTATTTGTGTACCGCGCGCTGCAGCTGGACCGTAGTCTTCTTGTACACGTTTTATTTTAGATATGTAAGTACGATAAGCGCAGGACTCAAAGGTTTTTAGAGCGGAGTAAGACCATGCAGGTACTAGCCCTAGTTCGATATCCTCCGTGACCTCAACTGTTGCTATTAGGTCTGGACGATTGGGTTGCGTTAGACTGTCCATTATCTAATAAATTTAAATCCCTTTCGTCAAAATGTTCTTTTATTAATTGTTCAAGAACATTATTATCTATTTTCCATGTCAACACAACCCCGCGTGGTATGCCAGCTGCACGATCTTTACTAATACGTTTACGTGCAGTTTTTATATTAAGCCTGGACATACGTTTAGAAAAGTCTCTTTGAGAAAGTGTATTACGGCTGTCAGTAAGTGCATCATACACAACTTTAAAGTGAGCAAGTGGTATGATTTGTTCTTGCCCTGCAGTAGATAACCAATCTTTAAGATAACGTTGTGCTGTACTTATACCACCTGCATCAAAAGTATTTGTAAGAGGTATATCTAATACATCTGTAAAATATTCAAGGTTGCGTGTACGTATTGCATTAGCAAATTCTTCAATTATAGACATAGATATTTCTTTCATTTCTTTTTTAGCGTCGTTTTCTAACGCAGTGTGTGCCATGCGTTCATTAACTTTAAACTTTTTAAGTATGCCTGAAACAATATAAAGTTCTTGTTTTAATGAAGATAAATTTTCTAGTAGTTCTGGATGAGCTTCTTCTATTTTTTGTTCTTGTCTAGGAGCTACGTTATATCTTCTGTCGCTGTCTTCTATCTTGACTGCATCTGCTCTGTTTGTAAGAAACAAAAAGTTTGTAAAAGAAGGTAATTCTATTTGATTAGTACGCATTGCTCTAATAGTAAGATTAGGTTCTGTTATTTGATGTTTAAGTTTATCGGCCATACGCCCTACAGATCCTGAATCAGCCATACGAAACTCATCAACTACAAGAAACAACGCTGTTCTCATGTACAAATTAAATTGTTCTTCTATATTTTCTAAAGCTCGCATTGGTGTTTGTTGTTCACCAAATAAAGGTTTAAGTATTTTGTGTACAAACAAACCTTTACCAGTGCCCGGTATGCCCGTAAAGATCCATGCCGTCATTGTTTTCTTTTTATGCTGGTAAATGTACGCAAGCCAGTTTATAAAATGTTCAAACTCGGGTTTGCCATTACCAAGAGCGTGCATCATAAGTTTATAAAAATTAGGTGCAACTTTTGCCATCTGGATTGCTTCACCGTACGAAAATTCTTTCACGTTTTCTTCTGCACGTAACATATATTTTGTACGTCTAAATAAATTTACTGAGTATGGAACGGTCTCCAAGTTGATACCTTTATCGCTGCTTGGATCAAAAACAACACGAGCATCTGGAACAAAATCCATGGTAGGGCGACCATGAGACTTAAGAAAATCATTAACACTACTCTTGCCGGTGGGCGTGAGCGGGTATTCGTCGTCAAATTGTTGTTTTGTTTCATCATACACTCCGTTGTAATATGTATCTGTAAAAAAGTCTCGTAAGACTACTGGTTTCTTTTTAGATTCTGTATCTATTTTGTCTGCAAATATTTCAAAAATACTACGATAAAAGTCAGGATCTGCTTTTTCTATTTCCCATACAGGTTCACCTTTAAAGTTGTACATATAATGTGGGTTAGTTAATACAAAATAATAACCTCCACTGTCTCCACTATTAACATTACAGTTAACAAAAGGCTCGGACACACGGGTGATCTGGATAGTCATTTTGTCTGGGTTTTGTAATACTTCGTGCGCTTCTCCAGCAACGTTGACCGTAGTTACTTTACCTACTCTCTTTGGAAGATTGTTTTTCTTTCTTAGATTATCTTTAATTTGTAATCCTAAAGTGTGCACTTTTTCTGGATTAACACCAATTAAAGTAGAGGAAATCTCAAGAGTTGGTGAACCACGGTCAACCTTGATGAATCTACCGTTTGGATAGGGGTCCTCTACTCCTACAAATGTAGGAGGAGCTATATAAATTAATTTACTATTATCTACAACTGAAGGGTCAAGTATGTAAGAAAGACTTTGACCATTAGCTGATAAAGTAATTTGTTCTGCTAAAAACTCAGTTGTGTAATTAGTCATACGAATAAAATCTTTAAGAGTTTTTGGATGTACGGGCATATCTAAAAGAAAAAACATATGTAAAGATACTGTATTCTTTTTAAAACCTAACGATGCACTAGCTTGTGCTATATATGACACGTTATGAAATACTTCAGGTAACTGTAAAATAATTTTATCGGCCAACGCTTGTAAGTCCCCTGGATTAGTTGTATGTAATCCGTCTACATCCAACACCAACATTTCTGTCGTGTTTGCACGTTCGGACATAAAAGCTCGAGGCTCATCTTTAAGTGGACGTTTTAATAAACCTTTGTGCAAACAAGCTCCAGCTGCAGCTTGGTCTGTAAGTAGTTTATATAATTTATTTAAACCTTTTTGTGTTGTAGGAACATCAAAGTGTTCTGAAGTAAAGTTTTTAGTAAGAGGATAGGGTTTAATTCCTTGTTCTGATATTTCTTTAGCTAAAGGTTTTTTAGCTTTTAAAAATACAACTTCCATAATCAAATCTCCTTTTCTAAGTATACTTCTTGTCTATCTATACGTACAGATTTATCTGCTTCGAAGCCTAATTTACATTGTTTTTTAGATATATTTGTTATTGTTAATACACATAAAACTTGATTGTTTTTATGTACAATAACTTTATCTCCTATTTTTCTAGTAAGTATTAAATTTTTATTTGTCATATATTTTACTTACGCCTCCCTCTGCATCGAGCGGCAAATCGTCACACCATTTTGGTGGCGTACGCATGATTTCTATAATTTTATCCATTGTAGCATCTGCATTTACTTTAGAGCCAATTGCTATAATTTCATCATGTACTTGCATAACTAGATCTACTTCAGGTAGTGTTTGCACGTCTAACATTTGGTCTGTAATAACAATACGAGCAAGAGCTTGAACTACATTTTCTGTAACTCGAGGGCCATGTGTACGTATATAAGTACCTTTGTTTGTGTCATATATAAATTGTCCACCTTGAAAACGTAAGTCTGGATAACTAAGAGACATATCGTTCGGTAGCTTTAGAGCTCTATGGCTTATTGTAAGTGGTCCATAGTTTAATCCTACACTACGTGGATTTACCATCTGAAAAAGTGCATCTTTCATTCCAGACCAAAGTCGAGGAATGTTGGGATACATACCACGATATTGCATAACAATATTTTGTGCTATTGAATCAGATACATCAACGGAAGGGGAACCGGTTTTAAGTGTTAACTTAAATTTATCGGCTCCCATACCGTACCCTAAACCGAGTATAGCTGTTTTACCTACATATCTTTCTAGCTTGTCATCTTTTGTAATTGTACGACCGTATATTTGCGAAGCGAATTCACAATATACATCACGGCCTGTGGCAAAAGCTTGCACGAGTTCGTGTTCTTTAGCCAGCCAGGCGAGCATACGTGCTTCTATATTAGATAAATCAGCTATGTACAATCGTTGCCCAGAAGGAGCCATAATTGCACGTCTAAGTGTTGAACCTCTTGGTAGATTTTGTAGGTTAATTTTGTCTGAACCACCAAAACGGCCTGTATGTGCAGCATAGTAACGTAGTGGTACACTAAATGTACCGTCAGGGTTGGTAGAGTCAATAAATCTTTGTGCACGAGTTTCTTCTATTCGTGATTTTACCATTTCACGGGCTTCCCAAATACACGAGTGTTCTGGATACATATTACACATTTGTATGTAAGCACTGTCGTTTTTACCGAACGCAGGTATTTGTTGACCTGTTGTAGGACTTTTTTTCGTAGGGACTACAATATCTAAAGATTCTAAATGTTCTTTGAATTTAACTTGTGAAGCTAAAATCTCACGTGTAACACCTGAGTCCTGGATCGCAGTTTGTGTGCGCGTTGCTATATCTTCTTTGTAAGTTGTTAGTAATCCACGGTCCAATATAAGTTTTGGTTCTACAAACATACGTACAGTAAGGTCAATAAGATGCAATTCTTTGTCCGGATAATTACGTGCATAACTTTGAAAGAGCTCGTACGTCAAGTCGACATCCTGGATACAATATCCGCCTATTTCTGCGTCAAGGTGAGGGTCTAAATCACGCACGCCTTTAGCGTTAACTAATTCTTCTCCCTTACGTAAATCGGTTCGAGATGGGAATTCACGCACGACGCAATCTTTTAATCGAGCAGACATATTTGGATACAAACCCCGACTCATGGCCGCAGTGTCGTAGTAATACGCAGGCTTGTACCCAAAATATTGTGTAAGAATATAAGCGTCAAATAATGTATTATGGCAAACGACTGCAGTATTACTCCAATCAATTTGTTCCAAAACGGAGGGGGTTTCTTCTTCTGAATACCACTCTGTTTCATTATCTTCAACCTTTATCCCCACGCCCCAAACTTTAAAATCTGTGTGGTTAACATATTGAACTGTTGACATTTTAGTAAGCGATAGCTGTACATCATAGTATGTCTCAAAATCTAAATAAATTTTTTGCATATTAATCTCCATAATTTTTTTAAATCTGTATTTAAGCTTTCTAACATTTGAGCAATGTTTTTAAGTTCTTGTTTCATAATCTATTTCCACATAATCTTCCATAATTTTTCTTGGTATTTCAAAAGCTACTAATAAAGTTAGTAAAGAGTCTAAATTTTCGTAGTTACTTTCTTCTACATCATCTATTATGCTGTTGAGAAGTTTTACTACTAACTGTTTGTTACTCATAGTTTTCCTTGGTCTATTTGTTTCATAATTTCTCCTTGAACTTTTGCATTTTTATACACCAGTCAGTGTACTCGTGTTTTTTTGCACGCTCCCAACCAATCTGTTTACTGGTATACATATTGTATGCAACAGAAAGTTTTACATACTTCCATTGTATGTAAGGTAGATCGTCTGGGTTGTTGTATGTATAAGGGTGCACTGGATTGCGCTTTACATATACATAACTAGGTGGTGTCATTTAATTACTCCTTAATTAAACTTGACAAAAAGACAATGTGTCTTTATGACTATAGATATTACCTAATGTTGGGTAATATAACAAGTGAGAATATTATGGCAACTTTTACAACTGACCAAGTAAGCGGTAATCAATCATTCAAACCATTCCCTAGTGGAGCGGTTGGTGTTAGATACGCTAAATTTAATGTAACTGCAGCACCAAATGCAGCTGATATATACCAAATGGTAGACATCTTTGCTGGTGAAACTTTGCATGACATTAAAATTAAGTCTTCGGATTTAGATGCTGGTACTGCATTAGTATTAGATGTTGGTGATGGCACTGACTCTGATAAGTACATAGATGGTTCTACAATCGGCCAAGCCGGTGGTTCAGATCATCAAGATGCTAACATGTCTCCTACTGTTTACTCTGCAGATGATACTATTGATATCACTTGCCAAGTAGCACCAGGAACAGATGTAGCAACTGGTACATTAGAAATGTGGATATACATATCCTAAACTAAAGTCGCATAGCCCAAGCCGGGACACCGAATCTTGGGCTATACTAATGCCACTCCTTGGCATGTTCAAAGGCGGGTAAGGTTTCATCGCACCGCAAGAGCCTTACTTAATACCGTTCTCATCTATGTTTTAGGCAAAAGCCTACATAGGGTGCACTGTACGAGGTAATCCTAAACTTTTAATGTATATTTACGCCGTTGCGTGGATCAAAATCTGGGTGTTCTTGTACAAAATCTGTCCAAGTCCCATCGTAAGAGCACGCAAACATGATGCACAGTTGTATATCATCGGTAGACATAGTGTATTTGCTAGCAGTAGGCTCAATGCCATGAGTCATAGCTTCTTCGCCTATGTCCATCATTGCTGATTTAAGTCTTCCCATACTCGCTCCTTGGATATATTTCCATAAATTTCATTTCTGCTTGATCATTAGTTAATTTAGTTTCGTTATATTTGCTGCGTTCAAAATGAACAGCATCAATCCAACTACTCATATTTGCTTCATATGAATATTCTGGGTTGTATTCCCATGAGTATTGTTTTAAATGATACATATTAATCCCCCAATAATTTGTTAGTTAATAATACCTCATTCATAGATTCTTTCAAATCATCTGGTATTGAATCTATAACTCCTTTAGGAGTAGTAGATTTTTTTATAGTCTTAGTCATACGCTGTATATCTTGTGCAGGTATAAGATCTTTACCACCAGGCCAGTCGTCAAGAAACTGTTTAAGAGTATTTTTAAGACCTAAAGCATCTTTAAATTGTCTTGTTTCTTGGCCAATTCTGTCTTCTATTTCACCAACAGGAGAAAAAGCAGCACATAAATCTGGATCAGTAATAAATAATATATAATCATTTGCATGTGGCGCATGTTCGCCATCTTCACGCCAACCGCGTTTATATCTTAAGTTAAATTGCAATGGGAAATAAAAGTTTACATTCTCTATTTTTACTCCTACATCTCCTTCAACATAGTTTTTACCATCAGTTCTTTCATTAGAATATTCATCTGTATAAGGCGTTGCCCATGAATCATCCCATGTAAAATTATCTGTAGCGGGACGATTTGGGTTACAAACTAAACCAAGTTGATTATTAGGTTTTAATATATAATTACCTAATAAAGAATGATACGCATCAAGATTTACTTTAAACCTTTTTTGTAAACTTGGTAATAAAGTTTGATATGTTTTTTCTAAACTAATAAGTTTTTGTAAAGCATCACTGCTGTTTTCTAAATGATTAACAACTTGATCTATTGCAGGCTGTATATTGTATTTTGTACGATATACTTGACCTAATTGTTTTTCAAAGTTACTAACAATATCTTCTCGTAGTCTTTGTGATAATGGTACGCTAGCCATTGTTCTCCTCCTTTGCTCTTTTTATAGATGCATTAATTAATACTTCTGCTTCCTCTGACGAAGGAGCAGAATCGTATGTTGCGGTTAAAAAATAATCTAGACCTGATGTTAAAACATGTAAAGGTTCTAGGGTGTTTAATGCAGTTTGACTTACATTGTTTAAGTTTTGGTAAAGCTCGTCGTGAGCTTCACGCATTGCAGTTTCTTTTTTACTCATTATTTTCTCCAATCAGGTTCAATAGTTTTCCAAGAAACTATAGGTTTGTAAAATACAGTTTTGTTGCCAACCTTAACTTGTTTTTTCTCAACAGTTAATTTTTCATGTATCATTGTTTTTTTCATAATAAACAAAACAATAGAAGCAACTAAACCACCGACCATAGCAGCAGCCATGCCGCTGAATGTGCCATAGAAACACACCATAAGTGTGACGGTAATCAAGACATCTACAAAGATGTCGTTGCCAATAGTTTTACGTCCGCCGGCTTTAAGCGCCAGCAAAAGCAGTCCTAGCGCGGACAGTATGCCTACTAGTAACATCATTTCTCCTTAGCCACATTAAGTAAGCCATATATGCAAATTGAATTGCTTCGATTAAAATCCATAGTGCTGTTGTAACAGTTGAAACTATGCTTGCATTCATATTATTCTCCATAATAAATATAATATACACCCGAGGCCGACACCGACACCGAGCAAGATCAACGAATAATGAATACTCGTTGCAAGACCGAATAGTAAAAATAGTATAGCTGTGCCGGTCAACACAGATACACCGAACTCATTTATGTATTGTTTACATTTTGATAACTTCTCCATAAGGCGCCTCCTCAGCACTAGTTGTTACCCAAAGAACTGGATAACTTGGTTTATCTCCAAAATCCGATTGGCATGCTTCAAGGTCAGTAAGATACACAAGAGCAGCAACATGTGGATGATGCTCATTTATGTGTTCAATAACTGGATAGAAGCTTGTACCACCGCGACCTTTGTATGTAACTTTGAGAGGCAATGATTCACGTGTGTATTCTGTGGTTTCATTTACTTCTGCGTCACATTGTATAAATTGCACACGTTCAGGATTGAGCTCGTGCAATATGTACGAAGTTTCTGTGGTAAATTGTGTTAGTTCTTCTTCAGATATAGAACCTGATGTATCTACTGCAATAGCAATTTCTTCAAGACAAGGTGTGTGTAATGAAGGCAAATACATGCCTCTACCAATAAAACGTCTGTTAGGTCTAGTCCATGTAAAGTCTGATTTGTTGTTAGAACGTAAGAACCTAGCCAATACATTTTTCCAATCAACTTTTGGATCTGTAACGTCACAAACAATAGATTCCATGTTCGCGGACAATTTGCCTTGAGCCTTAGCTGCTTCTGCAGCTTGATTGATAGCAACTGTTAGTTCTGATTCGATAGCACTTTGCGTTGCTGCCGTACCATCTGCACCTGCAGCGTCCAATACACCGCCACATTTACCGGCATCACAAAATTCTGAGTCCCAGCCCGAAGGAGGTTCCGGTAGAACATTGTAGATTTGCTCGGTAGACATGCCAATGTACTGGTCATCTACGAGGCCGCCTTTCGGCAAAATGAACCCTTCTGCAAGCAAATGATTATTGATTGCATAATCAGCTGCTACATTCCATTTGTGTGGGTTACGTTCTTGTCTACGAGTATGGTGCATAAGCACAAGATGCATAACTTCGTGCGCTAGAAAGCCAATGCGTTCTAGTTCTGTAAGTTTTTCAAACCATTTAACATTGAAGAATAGATGCTTACCATCTACGGCGCCTGTTTGTTCTTCCCACTCTGTAGGTATTTGTCGCAGACACAAAGTACCAAAGAACGGGCTGTCTAGTATTAGACGAGATCTAGCTTTTACAAATAATTGATTCATTAATCATCTCCAAGTAGTGCATCTTCAAGCAGTGTTTCACGTAAGTCTTGCAGTTCATTGTCTGCAATTTCTGCAAGCTCTTTACGTCTTGCTGTACGGTCGTCTACTTCATGCATTTTTGTAATTTTTTCTTGTGGAACCAGGTCTTTAATGTAAGGAGCAGCCTTAATTAACTGATTTAAGGTACTAAATCTGTCCATAACATCTTCTAGTTTACGAGTTTGTTCTCGTCGTTTATTATCACGTTGGCGATTAAACTCTTCTATTTGCATAGATTCTACGAGTGTGGGATCTGTTGGTTCAACCATAAGTTTTAGAGTGCCATAGTCTACAAGAAAACTAGGCACATCTATAGGTGAACAAGGAATACTAAAATTCTGTACACTTGTGTAATCATCGCCATGTTCATCTGTTTTTGTAAGTTGGCTTGAGATTTTTACATCTTCAACTTCTTTTAACGGACAGTTATAACCCCAAATAGTTTTAAACATTTCTTGGGTTCTAACAGATTTGTCAATAATGCCATGATCACTAAGCACTTTGTACCCATCACTTGGATAATCTTTGTGAGGGTTTGTGCTGTTGTATTTGTTTTCAGCATTAGTAATAATATCGCGTTTAAGATTTTCTGATAATCTAACTGTTTTCATATGTCCTCCTATAGAACTACGTTAGCATTGTCAACGATCCACTTACGCACATCGTTGTGTGATTTAAGGTCTCTGTTTTTAGCTAGACAACCTTTGACTAGTACAACTTGAAACTCAATAGGTATCTTTTTAGCTACCTTCATAATGTTTTCCATTTTGTCATCCTCTGCTCTTGAAGCAACAGCAGTAGATAAAGCATACAATAGTGCTGGATTGTCATCTTTTTTGTACGTAGATGGGTCTTTGATAAGCATATCAACATCAGGTAACTTGTTTGCAATCTCTTTGAAAGCAATAAACTCACCAGCTGGGCCATCGCCAACTAATGACGATACACCAAAGAACAAACGTTCTGGATCTGAGTTGGCTCGCGACATTTTCTTACTGACCATTGACCAAGCACGTGGCGTTGGAAATGCATACTCATCTGCGTTGAACGCAGACAGTAAGTTAGGTCTGTATTGAATGAACGAGATAACATCAGTATCTATATTGTGTTGATAAGCCCATTGTACCCAGTCATCGAGTGATGGTTCGAGTTCGTAATGAGCAAGTCTGTTACGAACCGGACTTGGCATTTGATAGACAGCTGCAGCATCAGTTAGTCTGTTGCCAGCACAAATGATTTGCCAACCAGAAGGTAATTTGTAATCACCTATTTGTTTAGTAAGCAACAATTGCAAGAATGCATTTTGTGTTGCTGGTGGTGCTGTAGGTAACTCGTCAATGAAGAGTATGCCACGGTCCCCGTCTCGCTGTGCGATAGGGAAGACGTCAGGCACAGCCCAAGATGTGAACTTTTGAGAGTTTGCTTCTAGCTGTTTAAGATATGGAATACCACGTACGTCGACTGGGTCGAACAGGTTAGCACGAAAATCTATGAGTGGGACTCCTAGCTCTTGTGCAACCTGCTCTGGTATCTCAGACTTACCAATGCCTGGACCGCCCCAGATCATAGCTGGGTAGCCCGCATTTAAGCAGTCTTTGATTTCTTCTTTTAGTTTAACTGGATTGATTGAATGCATATAACCTCCTTATGTTTACCATGAACAATCGTAAAATACATTTTTGCCTTCTTTAAGCCATTTGAGTGCTTTTTTACAAAACTCAAGGTCTTGTTGTTTGTACTCACGCATGGATTCTTCTTGGAACTGATGTCCCCAAAAGAAACCGTCTGGACAGAAAGGCAAATTATCTGTCTTGACTGCGTCTTGTAGTTTTAGAATATCTTCTTCAAGTAACCACAATATGTTGCCACCATTAAAGTCAGAGCCCATAACACCCAAAGGTGTTTCCTCTCCTTTCTTTTCATGCCACAACACCATCATAAATTGTTGTAGTCTGGCATGTTTACGCCAATAATATGGAGCTTCCAATGTATCGTATACATCTATTGGCTCTACATTGTCTGCAAGTTTTAGTTTTTGAAAACCAGCATGTGCATCTAATCCCATAATATCCTCCTATGGTAAAAGTGGGGACCGAAGTCCCCGATTTGTTTACGCAGCTTCGAATACATTTTTAGTGTGTTCTTTAGTTGCGTTGTTAAGCTCAGTGGAAACACGTACAGATGAATCTGCCTGGTTCTTGAAGTTCCACTCAGCAAGTCTTTGCTGTCGTCTTTCTATTTCGTTTTGTACACGAACATCTTTGAGACCAAGATCTTGAAGACCGAAGTTGTCACCAACTAGTTCGACAACTGCGGAAAGCATTCTTGCTTTACGACCGAGACCAAACATCTTGTCTTCACGTTCGATTAACCATGTAGGTAAATCATCGTTTGGATTGGCGAGTTCTGTTTCTTCTTTGTATTCGTATGCAATAGAT